TGCCAGAGAACTTTTCAATTTGATGAAGGATCATCTCAATCATCCAGAAGCAGAAGATTTCTATCGTGCTGTAGCATTCTACATTATCAATAAGTGTAGTTTCTCTGGTCTTACTGAAAGTTCTTCATTTTCACCCCAGGCAAGTATTAGTAACTTTTCGATGAGAGGTATTGAAAAACTTCCTGCATATGGTGAGATTATTAAAAACTGGAAGATTACTAACTATAACTATGATAGTCTTTTAACAGATGATAAATCTGTGTTTGTTTATCTCGATCCTCCTTATGAAATTAAGGATAATCTCTATGGGAACAAGGGATCAACACACAAAGGATTTAATCACGATAGGTTTGCTGCTGATTGCAATAAATATTTTGGCAATCAACTAATCTCTTATAATAGTTCTAATCTTGTCAAAGATCGATTTGCCAGTTGGAACGCCGCAGAATATAAGCATACATATACCATGCGTTCTGTGGGCGAATATATGCAAGAACAAACAACCCGAAATGAATTAGTACTTTTTAATTATGAACCTGGAACTTAAAGATTATCTTTACAGCATTAATCAATCAAAGCAAAATTTGATGGATCAATATCCAGATGAAAAACATGCAAAGTATATTCCATACATCGTAAATAAAAATTTATCTGCATTCGCTGATTCTGTACTCCACGCAAACTCGATTAATTTAAATGGTCATCTGGACAAGAAGTTACAATATGATTATTTTATAAATATTTTGAGACCAAGAAAAAGATTTTCTCCTTGGTTGAAAAAGCAAAAGTTTGAATACCTTGAAAGCATCAAATCATACTATAACTATAGTGATGAAAAGGCGCGTCAAGTATTAAACGTATTAACTCTTGAACAACTTGAACATATTAAAAAAATACTTGATAAAGGTGGAAAAAGATGACTACACAAAATACTGAGATTGAAGTTAAGTGGACTGAAACCGATATGGTTGAAGTTGTCTTAAATGAACCAGATGATTTTCTGAAAGTTCGTGAGACCTTGACGAGAATTGGCGTTGCCTCTCGTAAAGAAAAGAAGATCTATCAATCATGTCATATCTTACACAAGCGTGGTAAATATTACATTGTTCATTTCAAAGAACTTTTCGCTCTAGATGGAAAATCTATCAACTTATCGTTGAATGATGTTCAAAGAAGAAATAGAATTGTGCAACTTCTTTCTGATTGGGGACTGGTTACTGTAGTAAAAGCAGATGCAATTGCAGATGTAGCTCCTCTCAATCAAATCAAAGTTCTTGCTTTCAAAGAAAAAGATGAGTGGACTTTAGAAAGTAAATATAATATCGGTCGTAAAAAAGTTGAGGTAACCGAATAATTTTTGTAGGGAGATCCACACTCCCTTTTTTAATGCTATCTACTATATAATAGTAAGAGACGCCTTCGGGGTCTCATTCAAACCTCTCGCTTATACAAGGAGAATTAAAATGACAAACGCTTACACTTGGGATATTTACGCTCCATTTGGAGTAGGATTGGATAGCATTTTTAGCAGACTAGATGCAATGTCTGGTCATAATACAAACTATCCTCCATACAACATCATCAAACACGATGCAAGTAATTACGAAATTGAAGTCGCTCTGGCTGGATTTAAACCAGAAGAGATCGAAGTCTCTACTGAACAGAACATTCTCAGAGTTGCCTCAAAAACTGAGAAACGAGATACTGAAAGAACATACCTACACAAAGGTCTCTCCAAGCGTTCTTTCAACAACTCATGGCAACTCGCAGATGATGTCAGAGTATCCTCTGTAGATTTTGCAGATGGATTACTGACAATTTCATTGAGTAGAGTTTTGCCAGAACATCAAAAGAAAACAACATATACTATTGGAACAAAACAACTACTTACAGAATAATAAATAATACGTATCGTCGGCGCTTTGGGTCTGGTTGGCAAAATCCAACCGAGACCCCATTTTTTTGCTTGCCAAAACCAAGGTAACATGCTATACTAAGGGAAATAGTATGAGGTGCCATGACCGTTCAAATTAGTTTGTTGCAATCTGGAGAGCAGATTATTTCTAATGTAAAGGAAGTCCGTGAATCAGAAACGGAAGATATTCTTGCTTTGTTATTTGAAAATCCATATAAAATTATTATTCTAGATCAACTTCCTTCCGAGGTTGAGATGTCTGGAGAGCAAACCACAGAAACAATGCCAAAGATCTTTTTCCAGAAGTGGTTGCCTCTTAGTAAAGAACGAATAATTCCACTCAGTCAATCGTATGTTATGTCGTCTTACGAACCTCATGATGGAATTTTAGAACATTACACAATGCTTATTGGAGATAGCGATGGAAACTGATACTGAAGAAACAAAGATTGATCCATATCTAGTTGTTCTAGGAAATGGTTTACTCTTGCTGAGTAAACTAGAGCAATTGAATGTAGAATATGGTATGGCAGATTGTCTACTTACCAATCCATACGTTGTGACACCAGATGGATCTTTAGAACAATGGATGCCACATGCAGAAGAAGAAGTTATTCCCATTAAATCAGATAGTATCCTTACCATTCTAACTCCCAAAGAATCCCTTTTGAAACGTTATCTTGAGATTATTTGATGAAATTTTATACTCACGTTGATCAGGTATCGAACAAAATTCTTGTTCGTGCTATTGAGGATGGTGTTCCTGTACAGTATCGAGTTGACTATAATCCTACCTTATATGTTCTGTCTAAAAACAAAACAGAATATAAAACTCTTGAAGGAAGATGTGTAACTCCTATTTCTCCAGGATCAATGTCTGAGTGTAGAGAGTATATCAATACTTATAAAAATGTAAATGAATATCCTATCTATGGAAATATTCAGTATCTGTATCAGTATATCAGCGATGAATATCCAGGAGAAGAAATTTCATATGATGTTTCCCAAATCAGAGTATTTGTAATTGACATTGAAACTTCATCTGAAAATGGGTTCCCAGACATTCGTTCTGCAAATGAAGAAATCCTGAGTATCACTGTATACGACAGTTCTTCTCAGCAGTACATGGTTTGGGGTATCAAAGATTATCTTAACAAAGATAAAGACGTTACATACCACAATTGTGGTGATGAAGATACTCTCCTGAAAAAATTTCTCGCTTGGTGGGAGCAAAATTATCCAGATGTTATTACTGGATGGAATGTCAATTTTTTCGATATCCCATATATTTGTAATCGAATTACACGACTGTATGGAGAGAAAGTTGCAAAATTAATATCTCCTTGGCGACTGCTTTCCAACAGAGAAGTTACTATCGCTGGTAGAACAAACATGTGCTATGAGTTGTGTGGCATATCTATTCTAGATTATTATGATCTGTATAAAAAATTCACTTATACAAATCAAGAGAGTTATCGACTAGATCATATTTGCAATGTAGAACTAGGTGCCCAAAAACTAGATCACAGTGAATATGATACCTTCAAAGAGTTCTATACAAAGAACTGGCAGAAGTTTGTTGAGTATAACATTCATGACGTTCGCCTTGTCAATCAACTTGATGATAAGATGAAACTTCTTGAACTGGCGATTACTATGGCATATGATGCTAAAGTAAATTATGAGGATGTATATTCTCAGGTAAGGATGTGGGATTGTATTATCTACAATTTTCTCCGTTCTAAGAATATTGTAATTCCTCCTAAACGAGATAACAGAAAAGATTCGCAATATGCTGGTGCATATGTAAAAGAACCTGTTCCTGGTATGTATGATTGGGTGGTTAACTTTGACTTGAACTCTCTGTATCCGCATTTAATTATGCAATACAACATCAGTCCAGAAACACTTCTTCCTACTAGACATTCTTCCGTGGATGTTAATAAACTCTTAAACCAAGAACTAGATCTTTCAAATTTAACAGATCATACGATATGCGCTAATGGTACTTTTTATAGTACAACCAAACATGGATTTCTTCCTATGATCATGGAAAAGATCTACAGTGAGCGTACTATCTACAAAGAAAAGATGTTGAATGCAAAGAGAAAGTATGAAGAAACCAAGCATCCTGAAATTCTAAAGGACATTGCCAAATACAATAACATTCAGATGGCGAGAAAAATTCAACTTAACTCTGCCTATGGTGCTATTGGTAATGAATACTTTCGTTATTTCCGAATAGAGAATGCAGAAGCGATCACTCTTTCTGGTCAACTCTCAATTCGATGGATTGAGAATAAGATGAATGCATATCTAAATAAAGCACTTAAGACAACAAATAAAGATTATGTCATTGCTGTTGATACCGATTCCATTTACCTTAATCTGGGCGATCTGGTTAAATCTGTATTCAAGGGAGGAACGCCGTCTGATGAGAAAGTCGTTTCGTTCCTTGACAAACTGTGTAAGGTGGAACTTGAACCTTATATTGAAAGTTGCTACGAAGAACTGGCGACGTATGTGAATGCATACGAACAGAAAATGATTATGAAGCGAGAGAATATTGCTTCTCGTGGAATTTGGACAGTTAAGAAACGATACATTCTTAATGTGTGGGACAGTGAAGGAGTTAGGTATAAAGAACCTAAGATGAAAATCATGGGTCTTGAAACCCAAAGGTCTTCAACTCCTGCTTACTTCAGAGATAAATTGAAGCAAGCATATAAAATTATTATGACCTCAACTAATGAGGATCTTATTGATTTTATTGAGCAGGTAAGGAAGGAAACTAAGGAACAAAAATATTCTGATATTGCTTTTCCTCGATCGGTGAATAACCTTGAGAAGTATAGGCATAGTATAGAAATTTATAAGAAGAGTGTTCCTATTCAAGTGAGGGGTGCTCTCTTGTATAATTATTATGTCTCCAAGCATAATATTGGAAACAAGTATGCTAAGATACAAGAAGGGGAAAAGATCAAGTACATATACTTGCGTCTTCCAAATCCAATGCATGAGAATGTAATTTCATTCTTCCAAGAAATTCCTAAAGAATTAAATCTGGAAAAATACATTGATTACACCATGCAGTTTGAAAAATCTTTCTTTGAACCACTATCAACGGTCCTTGACTGTATTAACTGGAAAACAAAGAAAACTGTTAGTCTACTAAATTTTTTCTCATAAGAGGTAGTTATGTCGAATTGGTTTGATGAATTTGCGAAAGAAGTAAAGAATGACTTTATTGTTAGAGCAGATAAAATTGATGAAGAAGAAAATTTTATTGATACTGGTAGTTACATCTTTAACGCTTTGTTGAGTGGAAGTATTTTTGGTGGAATGTCTGCCAATAAAATTACTGCTATCGCGGGAGAAAGTAGCACAGGTAAAACTTTTTTCACCCTTGCTGTATGTAAAAATTTCCTAGATCAAAATCCAGATGGAAGAATTTTTTACATTGATAGTGAATCTGCTATCACTCAAAAACTAATGAAAGAGCGTGATATTGATGTCGAACGAATTTACAAAGCAGACTGTGTTACTGTCGAACAATTTAGGCGGCAGGCACTACAGGTTGTAGACAAAGCTCTTGCGACAAAGGAAAAGGATAGAACTCCAATTATGATTGTCTTGGATTCTTTGGGAATGCTCAGTACAGAAAAGGAGACCAAAGATATTCAAGAGGGAAATATGGTTCGTGATATGACTAAATCGCAAATCATTAAAGGTGCTTTCCGTGTACTCACTTCTAAATTGGGTCAAGCAAACATTCCAATGATTGTGACCAATCACACCTATGATGTTATTGGTGCATATGTACCAATGAAACAAATGGGTGGTGGATCAGGACTTAAGTATGCTTCTACAACTATTGTTCAATTATCCAAGTCTCAGGAAAAGGATGGCAAAGAAGTTGTCGGAAACATTATCAAAGCAAAAACTGAAAAGTCTCGACTGACAAAAGAACGTCGTCAGGTTGAAGTTCGTTTGTTCTATGATCACCGAGGACTAGATAGATATTACGGACTACTTGACTTGGGCATAAAGTATGGTATATTTGAGACTGGAAGCAATGGCAGAGTTGTGATTGGGGGCAAGTCCGTCTATCAAAAAAATGTCTATCAAAATCCAGAAGAATATTTCACCGAAGAAATTATGCATCAACTAGATGCTGCTGCTGGATTAGAGTTCAAGTATTCAAACACACCACTAGAAGAGGAAGAAACGGATGGAGAGGATTGAAAGTACAATTTTATCTGGATTGATTTTCAACGAAAATTATTACAGAAAAGTAGTGCCCTTCCTCAAAACAGAATATTTTTCTGAACCTGATGATAAGATTATCTTTGAAGAAATCAAAAACTTTTCTCATCAATATAAAGAAGTTCCTACTCAGCAAATTCTTCATATTGAAGTTGAGCGAAGAGATGATTTGTCAGAGGAACTATTCAAGAGGATTTCTGAAAAAATTTCTACCTTTTCTAAAACTGACAGTGAACTACAGTGGTTGATTGACGCCACTGAAAAATGGTGTAAAGATCGAGCAATCTATAATGCTTTAATGGAGAGCATTAAAATTGCAGATGGAAAAGACGAAAAGCAGAAGAGAGATGCTATTCCAGATATCTTGAAGTCTGCTCTTTCGGTTTCTTTTGATGAACACATTGGTCACGACTATTTTGATAACTTCCTTGAGCGATATGATTTCTATCATTTGGAAGAAGATAAGATACCGTTTGACCTAGAGATGTTCAATAAGATTACCAAAGGTGGTCTACCAAATAAAACGTTGAATATCGTGCTTGCTGGTACGGGTGTAGGTAAATCCCTATTCATGTGCCATCATGCTGCATCCTGTATTGCTCGTGGAAAGAATGTTTTATACATCACCTTGGAAATGGCAGAGGAAAAAATTGCTGAACGTATTGATGCTAACTTATTGAATTGGAATATTAGGGACATCTCTGACATTCCTAAAATTCAATTCACGACGATGCTTCAGAATTTGAGCAAGAAAACTCAAGGTAAATTAATCATCAAAGAATATCCTACTGCTTCTGCTCATGCTGGTCACTTTAAGTCTCTACTCAATGAACTATCGTTGAAGAAGTCTTTTAGACCAGATATTATCTTTATTGATTATCTTAACATTTGTGCTTCTTCTAGGTATAAAGGACACATTGTAAATTCTTACACTTACGTTAAGGCAATTGCTGAGGAACTAAGGGGACTTGCAGTTGAAAACAATGTTCCTATTGTATCTGCTACTCAGACAACTAGAAGTGGATACGGCAATACTGATGTTGACCTTACTGATACTTCAGAATCTTTCGGTCTTCCTGCTACTGCTGACTTTATGTTTGCTCTTATTAGTACAGAAGATCTTGAGAGAGATGGAAACATCATGGTTAAACAGTTAAAAAACCGTTACAACGATCCAACTATGTTTAGGAAATTCCTCATAGGGGTTGACAGATCCAAGATGAAGCTGTATCATGTACAGGAGACTAGTCAAAATCTCATCCCCGACGATGCTGACGAAATCGAAGATCTAAGCACATTCAACGCAAAAACATTCTCTGACTTTATCGTATAAATTTATGGCTGCTATCGAACAAGATAAGACTACTCAAACTCGCCTTATTAACTTCAAAGATTACTGTGACTTTGTAGACAAGACTACGAGTTTCCCGACTAAGCACACCCGAGAATTTGTTGATCGTGTGGTTGAACTTGAAGAGCAGGGAAATAATGTTTCTCGTCTTCTCACTGCTGGTGTTGGAATTAATGCAGAAGCAGGTGAGTTTCTGGAGATTATTAAGAAATCACTCTTTCAAGGTAAACCACTTAATAAAGATACTACAGATCACATGATGCGTGAACTTGGCGATATTATGTGGTATGTTGCACAAGCATGTATGGCACTAGAAATTACTCTTGAAGAAGTTATCGTTTTGAATATGCTTAAGTTGGCAGATCGCTACCCTGAAGGTCAGTTCAGTGTCCAGCGTTCTGAGAACCGCAAAGAAGGCGATTTGTGATAAATATCCCCGTAAGGGGATTTTTTTATGGCAAGGTCTGGACGACAAGCTTGGGAGAAATACTTCAAAGGACAGGAAGTAAAAACCACAGTAAAGGCTAATAGTAAATCTAGTGCTCAAACAAATAAACTAGATGTTGGTGGATTAAAAACCAAGTTAGATCATGGAACACCAATTACAGTTTTTGGTGGGACCGAATATAAAGCGCAGTTAAGTGTTAGGTTAGACGATGGAACGTATGGTCTTCTTCCTCTTACCAGCATTCAAAAACCAACGGAACAGAGAGTAAGATATAATATAGAATCCCATAAACTAATACAAAGGGGAAAGAAGGAAAAGCGTGTTTACAATGGAGTTGAATATGACTTCAGAGTTTTTAAAACTGCAGAAGAATTAGCTAGTTCTATCATATATGGATTGGAGCATGAACCATCAGTTCCTGAATATCTGGTAGAGCAGATGTTTGAATTTTTTTATGAGAATATTGAAAGTGATGTTTCAAAAATAAATTGGAACGCAAATATCCAGGGAGGAGACAAAACTGAAATCGGAAAATATATTGGTGAGTTGCTTCCTGGATTTTTAATTCTTTCTAAAAAAACTTCTGCATTTAGTCAACAAGATTTCATTTACACAAATTCATTGCCAGAGTATATTGTTCCAGAAGATCCATCGTTCTCTGGTGTTGATAGTATCTTTGATTACAGAAATGTCCAAGCGGGTGGTGGCATTTCTCCTATATCAAGTAAGTATGGTGTTGGTGCTAAGGCATCTTTCTGGTCAAATATTATGCCAGAGGTTTTAAAGTATTCTGATAAATTTTCTAAATTGCCAGCAAATTCTACAATAAAAAGATTGATAACTGTTGCTAGTAATTACAGTAATGTTGAAAGGTCTGGAAGAAGTATTGTATTTGAATATGGCATGAAATATTTTCTTGGGGATTTCGTTCATGATCCAGATGATATCTACAAGAAAATTGCAGCAAATAAAACTACTGTAGATCCAGATGTTGCATCAGTAGCACGAGCAGCAAAAACTAAATTGAGTACATTAAATACTAGTATATACAAAGAAACTTCCGCTCCTGTTTTAATCAAAAATTTGAAAGGAGGAAAATCTCTAACCTCAATTTTTTCTAGAGCAATTGCAGATGAGTTGAATGCAGACCCAAGAACTATAACCATGATTAAAGAATTAGTATCTGGAAAAAACTTTTTTCAATTGAATTTAGATGAAAGTAAATTTAAGAGAGGACAGATTTACTTTCAGGTTAAAAGATCTTCCGCAGTTCAAATTACATTTACTGGGTCAAAGGCAGCAACGAATGATATTGCAGCAAAGCAAGGAACCGTAAACTATCTGTTAGATTAATGGCAAACATAGTTAAACTGAAACATCTAGAACACTTGGAAGATGAAGTTCTGAACTACGGTTCCGAAGGATGTTATGCTATTGTGAGATTTCTTACCGAACTTAAGAATATGATTGGTAAGAAATCTACTGGTGGTTTTTTACAGACAAAGTGGGACGGCGCTCCATCAGTTGTTTGTGGTATTGATCCTATGACTGGAGGTTTTTTTGTTGGAACTAAATCTGTATTCAACAAAAAGGATCCTAAAATATGTTATAGCGAAAGCGATATAGATGGAATGTATGAAGGAGAATTAAATAAAAAACTCAAAGACTGTTTGAATTATTTTTCTAAGCTTGGTATTGCTGGAGTTATTCAAGGAGATTTATTATTCACTGACGACAAGAAAACCAAACGAGTAGATGGCGAAGAGTTGGTAGTATTCAGACCAAATACAATTACATATGGAATTCCTACGGATCATCCAATCGGGAAAAAAGTTCATAGATCTAAAATTGGTGTGGTATTTCATACTCATTATGCTGGAGGTCCAGACCTTGCTGAGATGTCTGCAAGACCAAGAGTTGACATCTCTAAATTTAATACTGTTGATGATGTTGCTGTAATTTCTAATGATACTCAAGTTCAGGAAGTATCGTTTACTCTGGCAGAAGAGCAAAGATTTCAAAGATATATTTTGCAGATAGAAAGAATGTGTGAGTTATCTAAAGACTTTCATAACTATCTGGTAGAAAATTCTGGAACTACTGGAGATGCAAAATTCTTTGTTGGGTCTTATTTGAAACCATTTTTTAATGCAGAGATCAAAGCAGCGAGAACAATTACCAATGTCGATTCCACGTTAAAATCTTTTGCTGAATTTTATAAAGCAAAGATGGATAAAGAAATCAACTCAGTTAAAAGTGCAGCAGCGCAAACGAAGAAAAGAGATTTTCTTTATAAGGGTATTAAATACTTAGAAGATCATCAAAAAGAATTCAAAGCATTTGTTGCCTTATATAAAATTATTCAGGAAGCAAAACTATTCATCATTCAAAAATTAGATAGTCTTGAGCAGTTCAGGACTTTCGTTGAGATTGATGGTGGTTATAAAGTTACCACTCCTGAGGGGTATGTTCTTCATCAAGATGGAGACATGGTGAAATTAGTTAATCGCATTGAGTTCAGCAAAAATAATTTCACAATAGAAAAGAACTGGAAGAAATGAGCCTTATAGAATATAAAAGTTGTTACTTCACATTCGGTAGGTTTCAACCCTGCACCACAGGTCATGCAGATAATTTTGCAAATCTGAAGAGGATTGCTGGCACTAATGATTATCGTATCTATATCAGTCAGTCTGCAGATACGAAAGGAAACAATCCTTTGCCTCCTGATATTAAATTGAATTATATGAATAAGTCTTTGCCAGAACATAGAGGTAAAATTTTTAGTAGTGCCACTGCTAAAGACCCAGTGAGTATTCTTCAGGAACTTCAATCATTAGGATATGATAATGCATACTTTGTAGTAGGTTCTGATAGAGTTCAGGCGATGCAGTGGATTAAAAAATATAATGGTAAAGACTTTGTGTTTAATGAACTTGATGTAATCTCATCTGGTGACCGTGATGCTGATGGAGATACATTTGCAATCTCTGGAACTAAAATGAGGAGAGCAGCATTTGCTGGCGACTTCAAAACTTTTCGTTCTGGTATTCCTAGAGGATTGTCTGATGCTGATTGTAAAAAACTTATGAAAGAAATTGCTAGTAGACTACCTTCAAACTTCAAATAAATATTATTATTGTTAATGCTGTTACAATGAAATCATTTAAGAAATTAGTAGAAGATTCAAAACAACACACTTATATCTTAAAGCAAATATTCAATGAAGGTGACGTAGTAGAAAATGTGCAAACTGGAGAAGTTGGTGAGATAATTAGGAGAGGTGTTAATTATGTTATTTGTATAACTGAAGAACAGAAAATGTTTAGATCTTGGGTCAAAAATATTCGTCCACATAAATAATTAAAAAACTACGAACAATGAAGTATCAAGACTTTAAAAATTTACTAGATGAAAAACTTGACGAGGGTATGAAGCAAGCTCGTAAGAATGTTGGCGCTTCAACTTGTTGGGATGGATACACTGCAAAGGGAACTAAAAAGAAGAATGGTCGTGAAGTTCCTAACTGTGTAAAAGAAGAAGAAGATTTAGATGAAGCAAAGAAAGGTCTTTATGCAAACATTCATGCAAAGAGAGCTCGTGGTGAAGCACCAGCAAAACCTGGACATGAAGATTATCCAGCAAAAGATGCTTTCAAAAAATCTGAAAGAACTGCTAAGAAAGAAGAAGTTGAATATGTAGAAGAAAAGAAAGACATGCCAGGCAATCAAGAGAAGATTGATGCCAATAAAAATGGCAAGGTAGACGCTCACGACTTCGCACTTCTACGTGCAAGAAAGGGCAAGAAGAAAATGGAAGAAGAGAAAGAAGTAAATGTAATGCCTTCTACTGAAGATGAGTTCAAGAAGAATAAAATCAAGTCCAAGAAAGATGTTAAAGAATGCAAAGAAATGACTGACGCTGAAATGAAAAAGCGTGAAAAAATTGTCAAGTCAATGAAGAAAGGATACTCTGGGTTTAAGAAGAGATATGGTGATAAAGCAAAAAACGTGATGTATGCTACTGCCACTAAAATGGCTAACAAATAATAAATAGTATAGAATTGTTATTCAGGAGAACCATCATGAGAGACGCATTAGTAACAGTGGTAAGACCACTTATTCTTTCAATTGCAACTCACCCAGCAGTTAAAAATCTTGTTCTTGACCTACTTAAAAAGTATGTTGATAGCACAGATAACAGCATTGACAATGTTGTGTATGAGTTAGTAAAAGATAAACTATTCAAATCTCAAGCATGACCTAATGCTTAAATCAAATATTTCTGAGGAGGCTATACGTCTCCTTTTTTTATAAATACTTTTTAGATATAAAGTTAACACTGGAAAAACCATGTCTCTATACGGAAGAACTGACAGTAACACAAACAAAACTAAAGCCGAAAGGAACGTTGCCGCTTCATCGCAAGCAAAAACAATTGTTTTTGTTGATGAAACAGAAGCACAACTAAATGAAAACCGCACTCGCGGAATTGATGGTCCTGGATGGTGGGCATATTTTACATATACTGATACCCAGGGAACCACTCGCCATAAAGCAGAGAAGCTTCTTGCTCTTGGCAATCCCGATACTAATGCTAATGAAACTCAGTCTGATGATGCTATTGCTGCTGATGTCGCATCTGCTGTAACTATCACCGCTCAACCTGCCAACGTAACTGGTGCTGCTAACCCATTCACAGGAACCTTTGCAGTTACCACTTCTACAACTGGCACTCCTGGAACACTGCTATTCCAATGGCAGCGTCAAACTCCAACAGGAACTGCTTGGACGAACATCACCAATACGGGCGCGTTTACTGGTGCTACTACAAACACTCTCACACTTACTAATGCTGCTAAAGCATCTTGGGATGGTTACAAGTTCCGTGTGAAGATTACATCTACTGGCGGTACTGAAGAAGTTATTTCTAACTCTGCTTCACTGACTTACGCATGATAAAATATTATGAGATTTGATGAATTGAATGAAGGTAATTGGATATTGTTTGCTATAAAACATTATGAAAATCCATCTTCAGCAACTATTGACGACTTTAATAATGATATCAAACGTTTTAAATATATTAAACGGTTGCTGAAGAGATATGAAAATATAGAAGATGAGCAGACAAATCACATCATTCATCTTTTGTTAAATCACATAATTGTTCTCTTTAATATCTTTAATGATGCTGCAACTCCATTATTATTCTATAAAATAGAAAGACATTATTGGCCAGTGATTTCAGCATTTTTACATTATCTCAATAGATTGCCTGAAGATTTTGCTGCTGATAATCAAGTAGATTTACATTGTTTAAAAGAACTTAGCTTACTATAATGATTAATGAAGACGCCCCTGTAAATTCTGCTGGTACTGGCGCTAATGTCGCCCTTCCTCCAGCACATATTGTTGTACGCGGCAGAGTTGGAAGTATTGCCAGAAGAAAGAGTGCATATATAGATGGTAGAAGTAAAGCTGCTAAGCAGTTAATTAAACGTTTATCTAAAAGGAAGAAAAAAATGTCAGAAGAATTTATTAATGAGGCTGCTCCTTCTGAAACTGAAAGAGTTCAAAAGAACATCACTCAGCAGAAAAAACTTTCGAGACAAAAAGAGCTTCAGAAAAAGCGTGAAGATGCCCGTAAAAAAGTTACGGCAAAAACAAAAGAAATGGATATGCTTTTAAAGGCTAGACTATCTGATTTTAAGAAGAAGTCTCAAGATCAAACTAAGAAATTACAAAAATCTCATTATGAGCCAGAGGGTAATCTGGTCACTGAAATGACTACTGGACATGATGGAACTGAAGTTCTTTCTACAATTTATAAAATTGCTGAAATGTCGGGATCATATGGACAACCAGAAAACGGATATTCTTTCGTACAAACATCTGATGGATCCAGAATTAAAGTTGACGGATTTAGTGCTAAGAAAATTGTTGCTGCATTTGAAGGATTGAGCAACGAGAACCAAGAAAAGTTTAGATATATGATTAATAAAGATGGTGCTTCGTTTATGTCAGTATTGGATTTTGCAATCCGTAACGCATAGATGAGGAGTGAGCGATGTTTAATGGAAACCCAAATTCAAAACTAGATGTATTGGAATCTAAATTAAACATATACGAAGCATTGTCCCGAGAAATGTTAGACAAGTTAGAGAATGCAGTAGATAAAATCTCTGATGCTAATAAAGACATCTCTACCCTCCTTGCCAAACATGATGAACGTATTGAACAAAGTATTAAGACAGATGAACTCCTCGTCAAAATGATTGAGGATGTTAAGGAGCAAAACTCAAAAGAACATGCTGCTGTAATCAAAAGACTTGAGACAGTAGAATTAAATGTTAATGAGTTGTCTAAGTTTAAATGGCAGGCAGTAGCTCTCGTAGGCGCTGCCGTTTTGCTTGTGGGGGTTGTGGTCCCGTTCCTTGACAACCTCATGCCAATGCACTATAATGGTGGGAGCCAGCAGACACACCTTAGATAATGAACTTCATTGATGTCAAGTACATTAATTTAATTTCCCCAAAACTTCAAAAATTTTCTAAGAAAAGAGAATATACTTATACGTTTCGCTGCCCATATTGCGGCGATTCTCAAAAAAGGCAAAATAAAACTAGGGGATATTTTTTCCCTGCAAAAAACAATATTGTATTTAAGTGCCATAATTGTGGTATTACTAGAACTTTTTGTAATTTTTTGAAGGACCAAGATCGTAATCTATATGATCAATATCTTGTCGAGCAATATTCTTCGGGAAAGACGGGAACTAAAACATTCATTCCTACACCAAAATTTGAATTTGAAGCTCCAGTATTTTCTACCTCTACTGAGGTTCAGGAACCTAAACATTTTGATGATCTTCAAAAAATCGTTGAACTAAATAATACACACCCAGCAAAAGAATATCTTCTATCAAGAAAAATTCCAGAGAAATATTTCTCAAACTTGTACTACGTAGAAGACTATAACGCTTGGGAAAACAATTCAGTAAATTTTAAAGAACCTAGAATTATTATTCCACTATATGCAGAAGATGGAACGTTGTTCGGATATCAAGGAAGATCTCTTGATAAAAATTCACAACTTCGTTATATCACTACCATCTTGGATAAGCAGTATCCAAAGCTATATGGACTTGATCGTATAAACAAAAATGAAAATATTTACGTTACAGAGGGTCCGTTCGACTCTCTTTTCTTGTCTAATGGATTGGCGATGTGTGGCGCTGACATTGTACTTGATAGGGTATCTTTTCCTTATCGTACATTTGTTTTCGACAACGAACCAAGAAACAAACAAATCGTACAACGTTACGAAAAATGCATTTTCCAAGGAGAACGCATTGTTATATGGCCAACACAAGTAAAGGAGAAAGACATCAATGATATGGTTTTAGCAGGTCATGATGTTCAAGAACTTGTTGAACACAACAGTTATACTGGTCTAGAAGCAAAACTAAAATTTACTGAATGGAAAAAAGTATGAGCAATGGTACAAAAGTCAAAAAGCGTGACGGGTCTACAGAATCACTTAACCTTGATAAAATTCATAGCATGGTAGAATGTGCGTGTGGCGGTCTTGCTGGCGTCTCACCTTCACAAGTAGAAATACAATCTGGTATTCAATTTTATGATGGCATTAGCACCAATGAAATCCAAGAAATCCTGGTTAGGTCAGCTAGTGACCTTATTGAACTTGAGTCTCCAAATTATCAGTTTGTTGCTGCTCGTCTTCTGCTGTTCGGTCTATATAAGCAAGTCTTTGGAGCTGATTGGAAAAACGGTTTTCCAGCAATAAAAGATCATGTGTATCATGGTGCTTGTAGCGGCATCTATGATGGGCACTTGCCATCAAAGTATACAGACGAAGAGTGGGAAAAGATCAATAGTTTTATTGATCACGACCGCGATTATTTGTTTACATATGCTGGGCTTCGTCAAGTAGTAGATAAATATCTGGTACAAGATAGAAGCAGTGGGAGTGTCTTTGAGACACCACAATACGCTTATATGTTGGTTTCAGCAACCATCTTTGCTGAATATCCTAAAGAAGTTCGTTTGTCATACGTGAGGAAATACTATGACGCAATCTCAAAGCACAAAATCAACGTGCCGACTCCCATCCTCGCAGGAGTTAGGACTCCGCTTAGACAATTTGCTAGCTGTGTCCTTGTTGATAGCGATGACACCCTCGATAGTATCTTTAGCAGTGATATGGCTATTGGCAGATATGTTGCACAAAGGGCGGGCATCGGCATCAACGCAGGTCGCATCCGTGCTCTCAACAGCAAAATACGAGGGGGCGAAGTGGCTCACACTGGAGTTATACCGTTTCTCAAAAAGTTTGAAGCGACTGTCCGTTGCTGTACGCAAAATGGTATACGAGGCGGAAGCGCGACAGTCCACTTCCCAATCTGGCACAGGGAAATCGAAGACATCTTAGTATTAAAAAACAATAAGGGAACAGAAGATAATCGAGTTCGTAAGTTAGACTACAGCATTCAAATTAGCAAACTCTTCTATGAACGATTTATCAGAAACGAAGACATCTCACTCTTCTCTCCACACGACGTTCCAGGTTTGTCTGATGTTTTTGGTCTTGCTGGATTTGATGAGTTATACCATGTTTACGAACGAGATACTTCTATTCCAAGAAAAACTATTGGCGCTCAAGAATTATTTCTTTCACTCCTAAAGGAGAGAGCAGAGACTGGTCGTATCTATATTATGAATATCGATCATTGCAATGAACATTCTTCTTTCAAAGATAAAGTTTGGATGAGTAACCTCTGTCAGGAGATCACACTGCCTACCAAACCACTGCAGCATATCGATGATCCAGAAGGAGAGATTGCGCTGTGCATTCTTTCTGCTATCAACGTTGGCAAGATTAAGCACCTTGATGATCTTGAAGAGCTCTGTGACCTATCTGTGAGGGCGCTGGATGAGTTGATTGACTATCAGGGGTATCCAGTCAAAGCAGCAGAAACATCCACCAAGAATCGCCGCTCGCTGGGCATTGGTTACATCGGTTTGGCACACTGGTTAGCTCGTCATCAAGTTAAGTATTCTGATGGTGCTGCTGCACATCTTGTTCATGGTTTGACTGAGGCATTCCAATACTATCTTCTCAAAGCATCTAATCAACTTGCAGTAGAGAAGGGAGCATGTGGATATTTCAACCGCACTAAGTATGCTGATGGCATTCTTCCGATTGATACATATAAGAAAGATGTAGATGAATTAGTTCCAAATATTCTCCATTATGATTGGGAAAATCTTAGAGCATCCATCCTGGAACATGGTCTCAGGAACTCAACATTGTCCGCACAGATGCCATCGGAGAGCAGTTCCGTTGTGTCAAACGCAACCAATGGGATCGAACCTCCCCGTGCCTTCTTGTCCGTTAAGAAGTCGAAGAAGGGGGTTCTTAAGCAGATTGTCCCTCAGTATCAAACTCTTAAGAATGCTTATACGCTTCTTTGGGATATGCCTGACAATATTGGTTATATCAATATTGTCGCTGTTATGCAAAAGTTCTTTGATCAGGCAATCTCGGGTAACTGGTCGTATAATCCAGAAAATTATCCTGATAATGAAGTACCTGTTAGCGTAATGGCGCAAGACTTTTTAAATACATACAAATATGGATGGAAAACATCTTACTATCAAAACACGTATGACATTAAAAAAGATGACGTAGAAGATGATGACAAGAAAAAGTTATTAGAAAATTTACTCAATTCAATTCTAGAAGGAGCACAGGAGGAAGAAGATTGTGACAGTTGCAAGATTTAAACTTACCGAAGATAAGGCAGTAGAAGGCATGACAGTTTTTAATACAAACAAAGTGGACATCAAAAAGCAACCAATGTTTTTTGGTGCTCCTCTTGGAGTGCAGAGATATGATACCTACAAGTATCCTATCTTCGATAAGCTAACTCAACAGCAACTGGGATACTTCTGGAGACCTGAAGAAGTCTCACTTCAAAAAGACCGTGCAGATTATGCACAACTTCGTCCCGAGCAGAAGCATATCTATACTGCCAATCTGAAGTATCAGATTATGCTTGATTCTGTTCAGGGTCGTGGTCCTGGTATGGCATTCATTCCCTACTGCTCACTACCTGAGTTGGAATCTGCTATGACAATCTGGGAGACTATGGAGATGATTCATAGTCGCTCGTATACATATATTATTAAGAATATCTATTCTGACCCATCAGAAATATTTGATACTATCCTTGATGATAAGAATATCTTAGACAGAGCGAAGAGTGTCACCGAAGCATATGATGATTTCATTCAAGCGGCACAGGATTACTCTTCTGGTAATCAGTGGCAGCATCAACTTGAAGGTGTGCCAGCAGCGAAAGAAACTCTCTATGAGTTGAAGCGCAAACTCTATCGTGCCGTCATTAATGTTAACATCTTAGAGGGGATTAGGTTCTATGTTTCGTTCGCATGTTCGTTCGCTTTTGGCGAACTTAAGCTTATGGAAGGATCCGCTAAAATTATCTCTCTCATCGCCAGAGACGAAAGCCAACATCTTGTCCTTACGCAAAACATTATCAAAAACTGGATTAATGGAGATGACCCAGACATTCTTCAAATCGCTAAAGAAGAAGAAGCATGGACGGTAGAGCAGTTTAAGAAAACTGTAGATGAAGAGAAAGCATGGGCGCAGTATCTGTTTAAAGATGGTAGCATCATTGGTCTCAATGACAAACTACTCAACTCCTATGTTGAGTATATCGCCAACCGTCGTATGCGAGCGATTGGTCTGAAACCTGTGTTTGATACTCCTATGTCAAATAATCCCTTGCCATGGACGCAGCACTGGTTGTCTTCTAAGAATCTCCAAGTTGCTCCACAGGAAACTGAAGTTGAATCGTATGTGATTGGAGGTATTAAACAAGATGTTAAGAAAGATACTTTCGCTGGTTTTAAACTGTAATGGAAGATTGGAAAGAGAAGGCACTCAAGTACGAGAAGCTTTCAGAACACAACAAACGAATACTGAGAGAGGGTCCGAAAGCACTATCGGAAGCGTGGTTTCTCGGAGCGATGAAAAGAAA